TGCGCTTTGGTGAGCTTATTGCCAATAAACTCCAGCGTTTCAGTGTAATACGCCGCACGTATCAGCAATGTTTCTGCTGTGCCGGTTAAGGTTTTGCCGATACTGGCTGCATAATCGGTAAGCTCTGCCTCGGAGACATAACTATTCGCCCCTGAGACAACCGCGCCGGTTTCAACGGTAACAGCCATTAGCTCAGCAGCACCGCAACCGTACAGGTAATGGAATCGACTGTTTTATCCAGCGTGAATGCCATCGGACCTGTTGTAGTAAAAGATAAGTCTGCAGAATCGGTAAATCCGACTGTCACTGTGCCTGCATCCAAAATAGTAATGGTTTGATATTTACCGGGCTTAACCGCTAATGCCGTTGGCGTGCCTGTATAGGTATTAGGCGTTAACGACACGGCCTGAATGATGTTTCGATTACTATCATCAGCTAACATGATTAACCCCGCTCAAATGTAGCAAGATACAGTGCATATATTGCTTTTTTATCGCTGGCATTGGAATAGTCAATACGCTTATCTGCCAGAATGGATTTTAATTCTTTGGTTGTAATGTCATCGTAATTGACAGGCGATTCAACAACCTTTTGTGCCGCCTGCTGCTGTCTTAATCGATTAAATGCTGCAAGTCCCATTATATATCACCTTTGTAAAGAAAGAAGGGGCTTGCGCCCCTCCAAATTTAGCCGTTAGTGATAACCTGGGCAACACGAACGTTTTTGCGTGAATACACCCGATCCCAGTTTGCTGCAGCTCCCAATTCAGTATTCGACGGAGTTGGGCCGGCAACACTTGAGCTGGTGAACTTGATGCCGCGTGGATGCATAATGAAATGCGAGCGCGTTACCAACACATCATTACCTGCCAATGAGTCACGGTCAGTCTCACTCGGTACAGGAGCATTACCCTGACCCAGACCTAGCGCGCCATTACCAAACATGTAGGTTGTGTATTTAGCGGCCGCATCTGTGCCACCCGTTCCTGCTGCGGCAGTGTACGGCATAGAGTCATCCACAATCACCCGGGCGCCGCGATAGGTTTCAATCTCAGCTTCGCCATCAGATTCTTTCTCAAATGAGATAGCATCCAGTTTTTTCAGGTTGTTGTACACGTTTGAGTGCATTGAGATGCCCGTTACTGTACCGATTGCATCACCGAAAGTAGCTTGACCATCAACATACAGGTCACCGCTGAACTTGGTTGATGCGCTTACATCAGCATTGGTTGCCCCTGACGCATCGACGGTCATATCGCTGGCATCGTTTGCCACGTTATCGGCAAAGGCACCTTTTAATGACGCAAGGCCAAGTGCTTGATAACGGCGCGCCCAATATTCAGCGACCAGATTACCGATTGCCATCATTGGGTCTGAACCTGACAAGGCTTTTGCCAAGTCGTTTACTTGCCATGCTTTACCACGCATATGTAATGCAGCAACGTCTTGTGATGCGTCGATTTTGGCAGGTGTTAATGAGCCAGAATCGCTTAAGACTTCATCATCACCGGTCAAATCATTCCAGAACGGCATGTTGATTAACTTACCGCCGCCCTGGGCTAAAGAGTTAAGAACACTATCGTTTGACACAATGCCGCCCATATAGAAACGGGTCAGCTCAGTGGTTCGCTCGATAAAGTAAGGGTTGAAGACATCGGGTACGATGACGTCAGAAATTTGTGTACCAGCCATTGGTTATTCCTCTATTGGTTTGCAGCGGCTTTAAGAGCTTGTGCTTGCTGCGGATTGTTTTTCAAAAGCTCTGCCTGTTTGGTTAAATTAAAATGCTCACCCTTTTTAAATGGGTTCTTTATATCGGCACCGCCGCCGCCACCAGGAGCACCGCCCCCACTGGCCTGACTACCATCTACAAGGAAGTCATATTTTTTTGTAATATCCGAAACCAGATCATCAATTGATGAAACGGTCAGATTTCCTGATTCATCTAATACTTTCAGTCCGTCATCCGTAAGCTTTAAGCGCGACTCAATCTTTTCAGCCAATAGTGATGCTCTGGCAGTATCTTTGGATAATCTCGCTGCTATTTTTGCCGCTTCGGATGATTTTTTTTCGTTGGTTATTTGCTCACGAAGGGATAAGGCTTCTTCCTGATGCTTTTTGCTTTCGGCCTGAGACGCCTCATATAAGGCCTTGTAGTCACCTTCTGCTTTAGCTTTCTCTTGAGAGGCTAGTACAGCGGCCTCGGCCTCCTCCTTGGCTTTCTGCTTGGCTTTCTTAGTCTCGGTCAGCAGTTCATCCATCTTGGCCTGCATAGAGTCCTGAGCGGCCTTTGCGTCCTCGATAGATTTCTTTTGTTGCTCGATTACTTTTAGTGCTTCTTCTAATTCCACGGTTACACTCCCACAGGGTTGCGATCACAGATCGCGTGCATAAAAAACCCGCCGGAGCGGGTAAGTTGATTAAGTAAACGCCAAGGGGTTCAAGGCGCGAAGTTGGTCCAATGTATAAACTCTGCCAGTGTCATCGGTAAATCGCTTAATGCTTAACTTGCCAGAACGAAACAGCGTAGCTCGCTCTTTACCTAACACCTCATCCTGCATTTCGTTTGACTGACGTTTGAGCCAGCCGCCGTATGTCACTCTTGCTGAAACGGGGCCATCTACTGATGCTCTTTCGCCTTCAATTGCTGAGCCTAAATCATATTCAGGATCGACCACCGGGACACGGACAGAACGACATCCCCAATGACGTGGTGTTTGTACACCTTCGCCGACTGGAAAGATGGTTCCATCTAAGCTGGCGCACTCAATGGTTGTGTTGCTGTCCAGTGTTGCGACATAACGTTCACCTGTCAGGACATCTGCATTTTCCTGGTAGACAATCTCACGCGCCTTGCCGCCCATGTGGTTGGTTGATGTTCTGACCAATGCTTCAGCCTGATTTCTGAGCCTGCCCGATACTAGCTCGGTCAAATCTCGGTTAATCTCTGCTGATGTACGTCCTGCGGTAAAGCCATCACGAACTAGCCTTGTGACCTCTCGGCTTTTGCTGGATGAGAATTGCGTTGCCGCCTGACTGATGGTTAATCGCTGAACACCCCTTGATGTGAGTAACTGCATCGGGGCATCGGTCATCACCGCTCTTATCCGGTTCAGTGATGCTGGGTTAATCTGTGTTGCTGTTGTGGCTGCAATAATCGACTGTTGTGCAAATTCCGACTCATTCTGTGCGAAATCAATCAATGACTGTGATAGGTCATCGCTGTATTCGGTTAATATCTGCTGTGATAGCCTTTCAATGCGCCGCATTAATCTGACTGAGGCTACCCGACCATAATCACGGCTTATCATTTCCTGCAATTCAATGGATAAACGGTTTAACTTTCTGAACAGTCTTTGTGCATCGCCTTTGGCGTAACGCTCAATAAAGATTTGCCGTGAGGTCAGCGCATCAATTAACGCCTGATTGCTGCTCATACAACAGGGCTTATATCTTCCGCTTCGCTGTCAATCTCTTCATCAGTTCTTTCCATTTCAATCTTGCCGACTTTTCTAAGCACGTTACGCATATCGGATTTAGCAATCACACCTCTGTCGAGTAATTGAATGTCAGCAATAATCTCTTGAGCAGATAGGGTTTTGTCGTAAAAGTCCTGATTGATTTCAAAGACGACATTTTCATCTGCGCCCATGAACTGGGCACACCAGGTTAATGCTTTGGTGATGGCTTCTGAGGCGTTCTGAGCCACATTAGATAGCACACTGTTATCACCTGCATATTTCATCATCGCGGCTGTTGCTGTCTCAGGTACTTTACTGTCTTCAATCAGCCTTGCACCCAAAGCAATGGCTTGTTTTTCTTTATGCTCCATCGCTTCAAAGGCTGCTGCATTAGATTGAGCCTGCAATAGTTGTGCGCTACCCCCGCCTGCTGTCGTAATGCCCTGTCTTGAGCCTACCATCACGCCTTTGGGGTTTAACTTTGTCCATTGGTCGGCTGTGGTTGTGCCAATGTCAATATGGAGCATTGGCTGACCATGAATGAACACGCCTTCCTCGTAGTCGGCACTGTTGCGGTAGTGGGCGATGTTGATTTCAGCTAAGTCATAAAGCGGCGCGTCATCAACTTCTGGATCGTTTGAATAGGCACCGGCAATAACAAACGGGATCTCACTAAAACGTACCCCTGCGGCATCGGTTGGAATGGTTTCCTCATATATCGCCCCATCACGATAAACGTGCATGGTGTAAACGCCATCGACTAGGCGTAAAACGCGGTATTGGTATTTCTCAAGGGTGTCAAATTCATCCTCACTGATGTCGTACTCTTCTTTAAGCACCACTAATGAAAGAACAACAACACCACCAATAGCCTGCGTTTTCCAGTTGATGATATTTTCGGCTTTGTAAGGCTTTATATTCGCCTGTAAGCGTAAGTCTCTGACCTGTGCGGCTGATAGCCCTGATTCGGATTTAGGGTAGTCAGCAAGCAAGCCATAGCGCCCCACCTCTAATAAATGGCCTACTGTGTTCTTACCTAACTGCTCCAGCGATACTCCATCACCTGTGGCATTTTCTTCGATGTAATCCAGGTTGGTTGGGATATCAACTTGTGGCGCTTTACGAAATGCCATCCCGACCAGGCCGTTACGGGTTCTGGCTGTCATGTTGACGAACAGTGAGCGCAAACGATATGCCTTGTAACGCTCATCGGCATCGCTAGCCTCTTTATTTGGGTTGGGAAGGTATAACTCCCCTCTGGCTTTAACTGCTTGGGAGCCTTCCACGCAATCACGTACAAGCTGCCACTTTGGTAAGCATTGTGCGTAATCTAAATGCGTTGT